ATACCATTATTTAATGTCGTTGTAATATCTGAACCAAATATTTCTATGTCCCATCCACTTCCACTAGTTCCTAAATTATCGATAGTAGTTGTACCAGAACTCTCAACTTCCCAAGCCCATGCAGTAGAACCATTGGAAGCAAAACTGTATTCTGATGCACTAGATCTTGTAAATGTTTGTTGTGATCCACTAGGTTTAGTAATTTTTATACTTTTAAATGTAGTATCTGAATTAGAAATACCAGTTCCAGAAAGAGCAAATATTAACCATTTACTAGTGTTATTTGGTGATGGAGATCCGTCAGGTATTCCCCACATTATACCTTTTATAGTACGAGAAGTTCCACCGCCATCTGTAAAAGCAGTTGTGGCTGTTCCAATATTTGATACTGACGACCCTCGAAAATTCCCTGCAGGTACTCCACTTCCAGCTTGACCTAAAAAGTTAAATATACTATTTCCTGCAAGACTTGTGGTAATAAAACTTGAATTAAAACCATAAAGATCTCCTCGCCATTCATCGAAATCATCGAAATCATCACCGCCAGGAAGCTCGTACTTTCTTACTATTTCAAGTAAAGCATCAACACCTGATGTCATAGTATTATCGTATAACTTATTTTCTACTGTGGTTGAGGGATTAGATCCTGCATTCTGTAAATTTAGTTGTCCAGACGATATTATTGTCATTTTATAATTCCTGATATTAAATCTTCGAATTGTTCTATTTTGTCAACTCTATTTGGCCATAGAATATATTCTTTTTCTGGATTTTTCTTTAAGTTAGTTAGCAAAGGTAATATAGCATTATATAATTTATTTAATTTTTCTTCAGCTTCTTGTAAACTAGCTGATGTATCAGAAGCTTGTGTCGTAACTTTCTGTACTGCTTCTAATTCATTTTCATCTACGGCTGTAAAACCAAAATCAAAATCTAAATTTATATCTGCCATTTTTATACCTCGTAACTATTTATATGCTTATGCTTCTCTTTCCTAGGAATTTTTTTAGTTTTATCTTCCTGGATTTTGGTTAAAGCATGCACTGGAACTATCTTCCTAACTTTTATATTTCTATTATTAAACATCAGTTTCATCGTTCTTTCTTGTCCAATCACTAATACCAAACCTTAAGCTTGGATTAATTGCTATTCTCATAAGTGTCATTAATTCTCTATTAACTAACATTTCACTTGCTGAATCTTCTTCAGTTAAACCAACAAATGCATTATATGATCTACCATTAAATTTAATCGTAAGTTCTACCTTAGCTCTTTCGATTCTGGTGGTAGGACCTCTAACCGCTACTGATTTTCCAAGGTATTTGTTAACGAATTTTTGACCATTCTTTTCCCAATACACTTTATCATTTTTTATTTCTATTTTATCTACATGTAACATGGAAGCATCTGTACCATTACCTGTATCAAATTTAGCTCTAACAGGTAGTTTATAACCTTCGATATATACAGTTTCTATATAACCAGCTTCTTGTCTAAACCATGTTTTTCTATTGTAGGGTTCTAATATATGTTTAATCATTAAATCAATTGCTTTCTCAGCAGTTAAAGGTTTAGTAGGTTTATTAGTTTCTAAATCATAACCCATAAAGTGTGATTTAGCACCAGGCGAACCGTTTACTTCAACAACATATATTTCACCATTAACTACTGTATGATCAACTCCGCAATAATATGCACCAGTTGCTCGAGCAGCATTTAGTATTACTTCTACCTCTTCTTCAGATAGTTTATATGGAATTGCTTCTGCACCTCTATGAACATTTTTTCTAAAGTCCTTAGATTTTTTAGTTTGTCTTCTTTCAGCTGATGCCATAATATGGCCATTTATTACAAGTGTTCTAATATCAGATTTCATGTCTAAATATTCTTGCAATAACAGCTGTGCTTCAAACTTCCATAATGATTGGCACACTGAGATTAATGAATCATACGATTCGACCTTAGATACACCAATACCTTGTGTTCCTGTAAGTGTTTTTACGATTAATGGATATTTACCACCAACGCTTTTTACAGCTAAATCAATAGATTCTTCATTATTTAAAATAGCTGTTTTAGGTATCTGCACATTATTTCTTTGTAATGCAATACTTGTTGCCATTTTATTATTACATAACATCATGGATTCTAAATCATTTATTAAAAAGAATCCAGCTGTCTGTAAAGATGATACTAATGCTTGCCCTACTAAAGTTCCTACAGCACCTGCTCTAACAAAAACTATTGTATTATCAATGTCTAAAGATATAAGTTTACCTTCACCATCAATATTATGTATTTCAACTTTTCTTAGTTCTACATCGCTATCCGCTAGGAATGCTTTGTTGGTGTGTATAATTGTACATTTAACATCGTTAAACTCACAAACATTAGAGATTATATCAGCAGCAGTTCCTTCATCAGCATCTAGTGCTAATACCNCAACTTCTGTGACTCCGCGTTTTTCTATTTCTTCTGTGATGTAGCCATTAAAATTAATCATACTACTATTTATAAGATTTTNTACTTAGTAGCTTCCATTAATGCCTCAATATCCTCAACTTCTGTAACAATTTCAGATATATTTTGCTTATGAAAGGCCTTTGACATTTTGCGAAGAATCTTCTTTGGTACTTCCACATCGTCTTCTAATGCTTCAATAGCTTCTTTTACAAAAGCTCTTTCGCTTTCCATTCTAATGTAAGAGTTACTAATTTCTTGCATTGCTTCTCTGATACGTTTTTTGTCTGCATCCGACGATGGTATAATAATACTACTCATTTCACTTTCCTTTTTTAGTTAATAATTATATATTCTAATATACATTCTAATATACATTCAAGTATATATTCAAGTATATATTTTTTTGGCACGCTCTCCAGGATTCGAACCTGGGACCCACAGCTTAGAAGGCTGTTGCTCTATCCAGCTGAGCTAAGAGCGCTGCACCTCTTTCAGCCAGTCTCTATAAGGAACTGGATTTGATGTTTTACTTAAATACCTCTGGTATTCTTCTTTATTCTCTTTAGATACATTCATGGTAGATACCCAACCGTCTGAGTTATCCTGCCATCTTTTTAGATTACCCATGTAATCGTTCCATAGTTCTTTCATTAGTCGTCTAACTCTGGATAAAAGTTATCATGCTTTGGTTTATAACCATAGAAACTTCCTTCTTTTTCTGTAGGAATAGGTTCTAACTCGGCCTGCATTGTTTCTGATTCGCTAAGCTCATTTTTCTTTTTACCAAAGACTGCATCCCAGTTATCAGAGTATTTTTTACTTGGACCCTTACTTTTAATAGAGTCGCCTGTTATTTCGTTTTTTGTTGCCATAAGTCTTATAAATAGTAGTGTATGTTAAAAAGATATTTTAAAAAATTTCATAAGATGATGAAGTCAGGTAGATTACACAGAGTTATAAAACACCATTGCTGTAATACCACTATAGAAAACACCAGGTTATAATACTCAGAATCCTATAAGTCCCCAACCATGGTTTGCTATAGCGTTTAGTATGATAAACCAGCATGTTGCCATGTGAGTTATCCACCAAATAGTTCTAATGCTTGCTACAGTATTAGCTTGAGTGTCAGTTTCACCAACTTTTTCTCCTAGGCTTTTAGCCCAGATTCTCCACCACTTCTTCACGTCCCTCTTCTTACTAATTCGTTACGTATTTTTTGTTTTCTCTTACTTGTGGTATTGCGGTTTTCCAACGCTTCAGTCAAATCCTTTAAAGGTGTTGACTTCATATAAAAATGTTGTATTGTAGTTTTTCCTGAAGCTTTACTTCTTAAGGATTGACTTGGTTTAAATTTCATTGGCATTATACTTCTCCAGTTATATGCTTATATATGTCTTTCCACTTCCAATACCTTGGAATATTTCCTTCATAATAAGCGTTATGTTCATGAGCCACAAGAATTGAATTAAGACCGAAGGCCTTTCCAACTTCTGCGTTCTCTACTTTGTCTTCTACCCAAAAGCATTCTGTACCTTCGTACCTTTTAAGTTCTTTATCTTTATCAGCACCGCAAGGTAGATAGATATAATCGTCAAATAATTCTTTACCAAAAAGTAATTCTAGGTTTTGAGTTCTTAATCTCTGAGCGTATTTATTATCACTTAAGGATGTAATACAATGGAATCTATAACCATGTAACATATTAAGTCTTTTCATGTAATAGACAGCATCTCTTAAAGGTGGTAAAAAAGCAATTGCAGCTGATTCGTTAAATTGTTGAACACTCTTTTTACTAAACTCTTGAGTTAAATTAAACCTTTTAGCAACATTATATTGAGTGTAATCACTTGTTGGATAACCTTTATGGTTCATCCACTGCGTAAATGAGTATTCCCAATCACATAATACTCCATCGCAATCTACTAAAATTATATTTTCTTTCATCTTTTTATCGTTCATCTTTCTTTATTTGTTTGTTTAATATGTATATTATACCATTATTATACACATTTGTACAGGGTTTTCTGCATTATTTCTCTTGTTTTTTGATTCTTTCTCGTAAGGAAGTAGAAGAAAAAGAGTGATCTCTAGTGTTATAAACTATACGAATATTTCTTTCTTCGCATATGTTTTTACCAGTAAAGTCTTTATTTAAGTAATCAGATCCAATAATTCTTACATCTATTGGAAGTGATAGAAATATATCCTTTAACTCTTCTTCTGTATTATAGATAATTACATCGTCGACATACCTAACTGCAGCAACTTGTAATTGACGTTCAACTATTGATTGAACAGGTTTGTTTTTTTCTGGTCTATCAAGTGTAGGATCACACTGAAGTGCTACTACTAAATAATCACATTCATTTTTAGCTTCTGCTAGCATTGTAATATGCCCAGCATGAAGTAGATCAAAGGCGCCACATGTAATACCTACGTGGCCCTTTGATTCATGATTTTGTAACCACTTTAACATTATTTAAAATATTTTTCTAAAATTTCGTATTTGTCAATGTAATCAACCATCATACCAAGCTCTTTTTCAAGTGTTTCCATTTGGTCTGAATGTTCACCAACAGATACGTGATTGCTTAGAATAATATCTGCATTCATTTTGTGTTTTGCAGCCTGAGCTTGCATATAATCCATAGACGTTTTTACCATCTGATCTCTAAAGTTTTTCATCTTATCTCCCGAAAATCTTACGTTTTTTGTATTCAGCAATTGTCTCTAATAACTTATTGCTCCAATTATCGCGATTTTCAACAAAGACTTGTGCGCCTTCGTCTCCTGCGATTACAGTTACCAATTGTGTAATTGGCATTCCTGTTCTTTCTTCCCACATAATAGCATATGCGGTTTCTTGAATAAAATAGTTTTCACACCATTCTTTTCGTTTATGTTTGGCTGCTGTTTTATAATCTATAATTGAGTTTTTTCCATCCCATACACCTACACAATCAACTCTTCCAGCTAACCCTAAGTGTTTAGAATATAATGCTGCTTCTTGAGCATAAACTAAACTTAATCTTTCATCTAAAATCTTTTTAACTTCAAGAAAATTAGAAGTGACAATTGGATTTGCACCATCTAAATAATCCTTATCGTTATCTACATACTTTTCTAATACTGCATGTACTTTAGTGCCTCTTGTAGAAGCTCTTCGTGATATCCTATTGGCTTCTTCTTCTCCTACACGTGCTCTCCAAGCACGAATATGATCTTCACTTAATATTGAAAGTACTGTTGTAACACTAGGATACCTATTATTATCAGGATCGGTGTACTCTCGCCCAGAGCCAGTAGATTGTGCGTTAAGGTCTGTATAGCCAAGATCAATTGGTTCATGTTTAAAGTTTCCCATTTTCATATAATTCCTTTGTCATAATAAAGTCTCTTACGAATCCACTTCGTACGATATCTTCCCATGAAAATTCGATATGATCAAAATATTTCATGTTTTTAATAATGTTAATAAATTCTTTAATTCCGTCTTTATCACCATTTCTTGTAAAATCAGATTGATAATAATCACCTGACGTTATAAATCTGCAGTCTTCTCCTAACCTTGTGATTACTGAACATAGCTCATGGTAATTACAGTTTTGAGATTCATCAACTATTACAATAGCGTTTTTAATAGTTAATCCTCTTATAAACGAAGTTGTAAGAAACTCTATATTTTTATTTTGGATCATTTTGGTCCATCCATCGTTATCTTGAAATAAATCATTAACAATAGCTTTGTAAGGTGCAGTGTATGCATCTTCTTTTTCTTCTTGCGTTCCTGGTAGGAATCCCATATCTCTTGTAGGAACTGCAGAACGTACAATAATAACTTTACTGTATTCTTTCTTTAAGACAGCTTCTAATGCGAGGTATAATGATATAAAGGTTTTACCTGTACCTGCTGAACCATCTAAACACATATGATTACCAGAAGCAAATGAATCAAATGCTAATTTCTGATTTTCTGTTAGTGGTTCTAATTTGGCTAAGTGCTCAATCCTAAGTTTTGATGGCTTCTTATTCATTTTGTTTTAATGTTATCCCTATCTTTTGGTGGCAATCCGCTTTTAATTCTATCTTGAACTTCTTTCCAACCGCCTCCAGCTCTTGTTAATATAGATTTATTTCCTTCATGACCTATATGAGATGGAGATATAACTTGTTGAATATTTGGATCTTTAACATATTCTTCCATGTCAGCAATTGACATCATTTTGGTTTCTACTTCATCAGTTTCTAAATTTTTAAAATCATACATTGGCATAATTAAACCACTCCGGTACTTCTCGTTTAGTCCAAGCCATATTGAACCTATGTTGTTTTGTTTCATAAAATTTACGATATGACGTAATTGGACATTCTGAGATACATTCTGGAAATGAAGCCATTGCTAATTTAAATGGAGTCATTGGTATTTGAGGAATATTATCTGGTATGTCATATAACTCTCCTCTAAGTTTACGATCTGTTGAATGTATCTTACCATATCTGTATGTATACTCATCACATAAGGCTACAAAATGTTCATAATGCCACTTGTAATTATGTACTGATTCTCTGGTCCATACTGTAGATGGATGATTAAAATGACATGCCTTATAAAGAATGTCTTCTCTTTCGTCATTGAGTTTAAAGTATTGTAACATGGAACCAGACTTTGATGGCCTACGTTCCATTACGCCATCAAGCATACGATGTACTGTAGAAAGCATTTGTGCTGATTCTACAATCATTTTGACCACATGTTTATCGCACTGGTCTTGTGCNGCTTTCACNGGATCATTATTTAAGATAAATATATTCATAATCTAGAGATTTGNCCTAANAGATTATCAACTTCTGGATCATTGAGGTAACCAATTACATNATCTGTAATTGGAGTGCTGTAACATATAGCACCAGATTCGTCAAGAACAGCAATTTCCCATTGGCCTTTCATGTAGCCGTAACTACCTTTGTGCCTTACAACACTTGCACCATATCCGTTAGGAAATTTAAATACCTTTTGTATACCACCGTTGTATACGTTTTTTTCAATTAAAAATTCATTCATAATATACTTCTTTTATTAGTTTATATATGCTATTATACCATATTTTAGACATAATGTACACATGTATTTGCATGTTTTAGTAAAAGTTAACCCCACGTCTGAGGTTAACCCAATGGTTTACCTCCCCATATATACCCGTTCAAGATCTTGAAGATTCTTTTCCATATATAATACTTTTTTAGCCATTTTATATGCCAGAACTTCTTTGCCTTTTTTAATTAATCTCATTCTATAATGTTTAGTTTCAATAATATCTCGCCTCAATCGATGAATACCGTGCATGGATTCTCCTTGTTGGTTAGTTAAAATTTAAAAAAACATAATATAGGTATTGGGTTCTCCTGTTAAGTTAATTTTAATTAGATTGCTTTATCAACAATAGCGTCATCTAACACCATATCACTGAATAGGTCAGGCCATACTTCTGCTACCATTTTTTTAGTAACACCACCGAACTTACTGGTAAATGCCTTGTCCTTCATTGCAATAAGAATATCAGCTTCGTCAGGATGTACTGATTCTAACATGCTAATAAACATTGTTTCTACCTTACTCTGTGATAATCCTTTTGCTAAAGGATGACCTTTAACAAGGTAAGGTAATCTTTTCTGCTCTAAATGTATACTACTAGGGCTATGTCCTATAGGTGCATCGTCCTTTACGTAAGGTGGCACGCCTTTAGGAAGATTCCATTCTACAATGGGATCCCAAGCTCCTTTTAGTACTGTAATTAAGGCAACCGAATAGTTGTCTTTTAGATATTTTTGCTTCTCAGCTTTTCCTCTTTTTTTACCGGTATTAGTTAATACCTCAGAGATTAATAAATTAGCCATTGTAAAATTCCTCCGCACATTCAACCAGATTCTTTAATCTGTTTTTAATTAGATAGTTTAAAACTTTCATTCGCATAGCTGGCTTTTGCTCTACAAAATTATTTATAATAGTTTGAGATAGATCAAACGGGATTTCTTCCAAATCAATAAGTTTTTTATTTCTTTGGTAATTTCTGAATTCCTCAGTTGTCATCACTTCTTGTAGCTTATCGGAGTTTTCTAACCAATAAGCTATTTTCTTTTGTGTCATTGGCGATTGCCTNATTTCATCAACAAAAGAGTTATCAGGTGATAGTATATTTGGTATACCATCTCCCTTGTCGCCACGACATATATGTTCAAAACAATATGTCCTAGGATTTTTATCTGAAACAGCTTTCTTTTGAATTGGTGAAAACTGTTTTACATTTGAATATTTGTGTAATTGTATAAAATCTTTATCAGAAGATATAATCATTACTGGTTCATGATTGCCAAACTCTTGAGTATTTTGTACTAGAGCACCAATAATATCATCAGCCTCTGCACCTTCCATATGTACTACTTTATATGGAAAATTATCTTTAAGTTCTTCTCTAACCAAATTTAAAATTCTAAATACTTCGGTCCAATCCATAGTTGAATCGGTTTCTGCTCTCTTCTTTTTTCTATGAGCTTTGTATTCTGGAAAAAATTCTTTTCTCCAAGTATTCATACCGTCAGCACATATAACCATTTGGCCATACTCATTTCGGTATTTTTTATTATACATTCTGATACTGTTTAGTATCATGTGTCTAATCATTTTTTCATCATTTAGTTTTTGCACTATAATATTTGATAGTGCGATTTGGCTATAATCAAGTAATATCATCTTCGTCTTCAACGTCCTCTACTGTTAATTGGTAATCTTCTAGTCTGAAAGCAACTAAAGCGGCTAATTTTGCATATGAATTTTCTAAATCTTCATGTAAGATATGATCCATTCCAGCTCTTCTGAAAAATAAACTAACAAGCATATTTAGAATAACCATAAAATCTTTATAGTTAACATCTTCATTATCTGACATGTCAATATTAAGATCTGGATATTCTACTGATAATTCATCTAATGCTGATTGTATTAAATCCATTATGTAATGAGCAACATTGATAGCATCATCTTCGTTTTGAAGCATGATATCCATTCGTTCTTCCTCTACTTCAGCTAATCTACGTTCTGTAGGAAACTGAATTACATTACTTTTTTCTGCTTTCATAGTGTTATTATACCATATATTCCATTAATTGTACAGTGTTATTTTAGCCCTTTTACTGCATTTCCGCCAAGTCTAACATTGATAATACCGTTATAATATTTATCTGACATTAATACTTCTTTATCGAATTGCTCTTTAGCCTCCAGGTAAGCACATTCACCTTTAGTGTTACATAAATGCAAAATATTTCTATGGAAAATACTTTCGCCTTGAGTTTTAACTTCTTCAGATAAAATTTTATTTGATCCAAAATAATTTCTCCAATCAGATTCTATTAATATTTTTTTTCTACGTTTTCTAGTCTTTGTTTTAGCCAATGTTTTTTGGCTCCAGAAAAATTTCTTTCCTATATACTTTTTACCATTGCAACGATTTGTTATTTCGTAAACAAAGCCATAGTAATCATCACTACTAAAATTCTCTGGTGGGACAAACACTCTACCTTTATATAACCATTCCATAATTATATTTATGTATCGTCTATATCTTCCCAATCTTCATCAAAATTTTCTTCTGGTTCTTTATAACCACAAAATGGACAATGTTTTGGAAGTAGATCTGGGTTATCGTCTTCATCAATTTCGTAATAAATTTCAGAAGCATGAAAACACACATTGCATTCTATTATTGTAGTTGACATTAGACTATATCCTTAAATTGGTCCCAGCCTCCGATTGATTCACCATCGATTGTTATTTGAGGAAACGTTCTTGCTGTTGGAAACTTCTCAAATAGCTCTTCTCGTGTGAAATCATCATTTAACATATATTTTACATATGTAATGTTGGTTGACTCTTGTACCATAGCTTCAGCTTTACGTACTGCCATGTCGCAAAATGGACATTGTGTTTTACTATAAATTTCTATAACCAATTTACTGCTCCGTTAATTATCCAAAACGCTAGTAACATAAACCCAAACACACATGCTTGAATTACTGTTGCCCAAAATATCTGACGCATTGGATGTATTTCTGTTATTTTTTCTACCCAAGCTTCACTTGGGGCTAAGTTTACTACCTGTAAAACTTTCTCAGGTTTCATTGCATCCATCCTAAAATAATGTTTATAATGATTATCCATACACATAGTAGATTAGAACCTACTATAGACATACGAACATATGTAATAAGAACTTCGTTATCACTGTCGTACCCATCGTCCTTACCAAAGGACCCGAGTGCATGTTTAATTATTTTAAACCACCGTACTTCGTTATTCACTATAAACTTAATCCTGATAATGACTTTTGGTCAACGTCTTGTTTAACACCACCTGTAACATATGAACTAATTTCAGTTTCTTGTGGAGCTACTTGCACATTACCACCACCAATCCATTTTTCAGTCCATGGCAATGGGTTTATTTTAGGAACAGTGTAAGGGCATGTTAAACTTAATGCTCTCATTCTCTTACAACCAATCCATTCAATATAGCTACCTAAAATATTTTCGTTAAGTCCAATCATAGAGCCATCTTTAAATAAATAATGTGCCCATTCCTTTTCTTGTTCTATAACTTTAGTAAATAATTTTACTACTTCGTCTTCCATTTCCTTAGCAATTTTAATATAATCTTTATCTTCTTTTAATAGATTTTTAATTAAAACCGTTGTACCTGCTAAATGTGTATTTTCATCTCTAGCAATAAACTTAATAATCTTTGCATTACCTTCCATTTTTTTAAGTTCAGCAAATGCCCAAGAACATGCAAATGACACATAAAACCTAATACCTTCTAATGCATTAGCTGACATTAAGCACATATATAATGCTCTTTTATGATCCATCTTATTTGTTGGTCCGTGATTGCATGTAATTAAGTCATCGTAATATTTTGCAATATCATTACCACAATCTAATATTTCTTTTACATTAAGCATGCCATCAAACACTGTTGAAGGATCTGGATAAATATTCCTAATAATATGTGTATATGATCTACTGTGTATTGTTTCAAAGAAGCTCCAAGTTTCAATCCAGTTTTCAATTTCTGGTAAACTTGCAATTGGTAGAAATGCTAGGTTTGGTGCTCTACCTTGAACAGAATCTAAAAGAATTTGTCTTTTAAGATTACTTGTAAAAATATGCTTTTCATGTTCGGTTAATCCTTCAAAATCTTTTTTATCTTTTGAAATATCTACCTCTTCAGGCCTCCAAAAGAATCCAAGTTGTTTTTCTGTAATTTTATCTATTTGTGGGTACTTTAAAGTATCAAACCTTTGTATATCTACTGCTTCATCTAAAAACATGTTCTTTGTTAGATGTGATTTTTTATTTTTCTTCAATATTGCCATTTTATATATCCTTTAAATTTTACAGCTTTCGCAATCGTCATCGTCAATAATTACTGACTGGGTTTCAGTTGTTCCACTATCGTATGTATGATGGTCATCGTCTTTCATTTCTCCTGCACCATCATGAGTGTTAAAATAGTAGAGTTGTTTTAATCCAAATTTGTACGCATTAACAAGATCCTGTATCATTAACGACATAGGAATTTTATTGTCTTCAAACTTTTCTGGATTGTAAGAAGTATTAACACTAATACCCTGATCAATATACTTTTGAAGGATAGCACATATCTTGAGATATCCATCAGTTCCTTCTTGATCCCACAATAAATCATATTTATTTTTTAAATGATGGTATCCTGGAACAACCTGAGCTAATACACCGTCCTTAGATTGTTTATAAGATACAAGTGCTCTAGGTGGTTCAATACCATTAGTGCTATTACTAATTTGTGCAGATGTTTCAGCTGGCATTAATGCCATTAAAGTGCTGTTTCTAATACCGTGTTCTTTTAAGTGAGTTCTTAATTGTTTCCAAGGTACGCGTTCTTTATGCTCTATTAAATTATCTACTGCACCTTTATATGTATCAATTGGAAGTACTCCAGAGCCGTATTTTGTGTCATCAATTGCAGATATTTTACCCTTTTCTCTAGCTAATTTTGATGAAGCTCTTATAAGATAATATGACCAAGATTCTGCGTATTCATCTACAATTTTAAATGCTGACTCATCGTATTTTAATCCTCTTTTTGCTAAGAAATAAGCTAGGTTAATAATACCAATACCTAATGGTCTACGAGCCATTGTAGATTTTTCTGCAGCTGGAATTGGATATGCCTGATAATCCAATAATTCATCTAAACCTCTTACTGCTAACTCACAGTACTTTTTAAATTCTCCAGGATGGTTAATTAAACCCCAGTTAATTGCGGATAATGTACATAGTGAAATTTCCCCTTCATCGTCATTGTATGATTGTAATGGCTTTGTAGGTAAATCAATTTCACAACACAGATTACTCATTCTAATTGGTGCTCTATCTGGTTTAAATGCTCCATGTTCATTTGCATGGTCGACATTCATTATATAAATTCTACCAGTATCTTTTCTTTCAGTTAATAACTGCTGAAATACTTCAAGTGCTGGTAAAGATTTTTTACGCACAGAATAAGCTCTTTCGTATTTTTCATATAACTCTTTAAATTTGTCTTGGTCATCAAAGAACGATTCATACAACCCTGGCACATCATTAGGATCAAAGAAAGTTATATTACCACCTGTTAATAGTCTTTCGTACATTAACTTATTTAATTGGAACGCGTAATCCATGTGTCGTACACGAGTTTCATCAGTTCCCTTATTGTTTTTAAGTACTACTAAGTCTTCAAATTCATAATGCCATAGTGGTAGATATACAGTTGCTGCACCACCACGAACACCACCTTGTGAACATGATTTTACCGCAGCTTGAAAATATTTTAAAAATGGAATTAATCCAGTATGAACAACTGAACCATCACCGACTTTAGCACCGTTGGCTCTAATAGAACCAGCACCAATACCAATACCTGCTTTCTTACTAATGTATTTTACGATAGAGGTGGCAGTAGCGTTAATGCTGTCAAGAGAATCGCCAGATTCGATAAGCACACAGCTTGAAAACTGACGGGTTGGTGTACGCACTCCTGCCATAATTGGAGTAGGGAGTGATATATAAAATTGGGAAATTGCATCATAATAATCCTTTACAAATTTCATTCGAGTTTCTTTTGCATAATTTGAAAATAGAGTTGCCGCAACCATCATGTAAAGCATCTGTGGTGTTTCATAATGGATTTTTTCTTTTCTATCTTGTACTAGGTATTTACCACGGAACTGTTCCATTCCAGCATACGTGAATAGATCATCTCTGTCATGCTTTATATATGTATCTAATTGATCTATCTCTTCGCGAGTGTAGCTTTTCATAATATCGCCATCGTATACCCCACGTGAGACATTTTCAATAATAAGATGAGCAAGAGACCATGGTTTATATTCGCCATAAACTTCTTTTCGTAATTTATAATTGATTAATCGAGCCGCTACGTATTGATAGTTTGGTGTATGCTCAGATATTAATTCAGATGCACTTTTGATAAGTAATTCGTGTATATCATAAGCGGGTATTTTATCGTATAATTGAATATTTGATTTTAGTTCTATCTCTGATTGAGATACACCTGATATATCTTCTACGGCCCATTCGAGTACCTTATGTACTTTTTCTAAATCGAAGCTTTGGAGAGTGCCGTCCCTCTTAGTGACATTTATGCCCATAATGTTTATCCCTGTTCATATTGTGTTTCATTTAATATATCTATTATACCATAGAACTCAACAAATGTACACCAGTTTGTGTTATTTTTTTATTTTGAGTCTTCTTTCAATTTCTTCAATTCGAGATATAAGAGGTTTATAGCCGTCGAACTCTTCAATACCGCATTTACAATGTGCGATACTTTCTACATAATCAAGTCTTTCGGCTACAAGTGGATATTGTTTTCTAAATTTAGCATCTTTCTTAGCTAATTCTATATCATACTTTACAGCAAGATATTGCATAAACGTATCTACTTTCTTTTGAAACCAGATACCTACAGTAGTACCTTCAAACCATTTGTAAAATGAACTACCAATGATTGAAGATAAAATTGATTTAAGTGTGAGTATGATAAGCCAGTTCATGATTATTCCTTAATTTTTGCAAGCTTTTTAATTGCTTGTACATAATTAGGCATTCCGTGATCTACAACTCCATCAAAGAATTTAAATCTTTTCCATGAATTCCATATACCATACAACGTATCAGCCCATGTTGGCTTAAGTGCTTTATTACCGAATCTATCAAAATAAATCATTTCACCATGATGTCTAAATCCTAGCCATGCTGGTGGGATTCTACATACAATATCATTATTATTCATGAATCTATAATGATCAGCTTTGATATTCTTTATAAAATGCTTTCCGCCAACTCTTGGAGAACCAAATGTAAATAGTTCTTCTGGTTGATACCTAGTTGAACTGATAGTAGCCATGGCTGCACCTAAGCTATGTCCAGTAAAATAAACATCTTTTCTTACTTTTAACTGGTCATTATGATCAAGTTCTTTTACTATATCCATCCATAAGTCATCTACTTCTTCTTGGAATCCACCGTGAACTTTACCACCAGCTTTAGCAGTATTCTTAATTACTTTAAGGTCAGCTAATACATCATTTAGTTTTGAAGGTTCTGTTCCTCTAAAAGCAAACCACATATCATTACGGTCTTTACATACCAATACTTCTGCTCCGTCTCTACTAATTAGATTTGCTGAGTTAAACCCTAGCTTTTTTGCTGCAGTTTCTGCAGGTTTAGGATTCATATATGCGATTGCGGATAGCTTAGCTGCTACCTCTGCTCTTTCCCATACTGTCATTGTTTCTTTCATTCTAGTCGTTGCCATTTTTTTTCTCCAGTTTAATTTCAACTGCTGCAGCATTTTCATCATTTATTGTTACATTCCTATAGTAAACTATCACCTCGCCGAGCTGATTAATATATCTTTTAATTTCTTGAGTATTATAAGACATTAACTCATAATCATCAACAGTCATAGCAACAAATACAATATCACCGCCATGGTTTTTCTTTATATCATCTATAAATTTATCAAGGTATGTATATCCTTCTGGGTATAAATCTTCTCTACCTAATTTACAGTTTGATTTTTTAGTTTCAGGATCTTTTAGACAATTTTCTATTATCTTGGTATCTGAAACTACATACCATTTAGGTTCTTTTAAATCTATTGCTCTAGGCATTACTGGCTGAACAATATCTATCTGAACTGGTTTTGTTATTATTTCAACTTCTCTTGGAGCTTGTTGAAGTAGTGAACAACCACTAATCGTTAAGAGTGCTAATACGCTGACTATCTGCTTCAATCGCATCGAATGCCTCCTTTGTTC